GCTTGGTCAGCTTGCACACGCGCCCACGCTTTCTGGGCCCACGCCGCCGGTTTCTTCATGCGCTTCGCCCTTGCGGCCTTTACTCGTGCGTTCGCCGCAAGGCTAGGACTGGTGTGCGACCGCACCAGAGCAGGTTTCCCCGCCACCGGCGGCGGCACATCCACCTGACTCCCCGGGTACTTACACCGCGTAATCACCAGCGCGTGATCCAGCGATGCCGCCTTAACCAGCTGGCGCAACGCACCACGTCCCGCCAGCCACACCTGCACTTCGTAGAACTCCATCAGCTCCACGACCTCGGAAACGCGGGCTCCTCAACACTGTGGACAAACACCGGCGTATCCACCTGGCGCATCACAACCTTGGCCGCCGCCACCGCACACTCATACGTGACCCAACTCGACGCATCCTCCTTGGTCTGCGTAAACCCCACACCATTCCCCGGCCCGTAAACCGCCGTGACCCAGCGGTCCCCGGTCACCAGCACGTAGCGCGTCACAATCAAAAAAGCAGGTTACTGTGTAACCCTACTACCCCTCCTACCCAACCAGCCAGACTATGAAGAAATCTGACTGGGACTCATGCGTCAGTTTCTGACACACCTGGCTGCTGCTTCGAGCGCATTCTTCCCTGCACCCTTCGCTGCACCGACTCCGCCCACGACGCCTTATCAGCCGCCTCTGCTGCTTTGTAGTCCGATGCTGGCAGGCTTTTCTCCAGTGCCGCATACACCATCTCCCGCAGCATCCCCGTCACTTTCTTCCCTTCTCGTGCCGCCAGTTCCTCGGCCAGCTTGTATCTGTGCATGTCCAACAGCAGCTGGCAGTACACCTTCTGTCCGTGACGCAGCGGCATGATCCCGTATCTAATCTCCTACACAATAGCATACTGCGACACACTAGACCTACCACCTCACATCTTCATCCACCCTTTTCCTCCACGCATTCGACTGCGCCACCCGCGCCCCACCCCTCTGCTTGGAGCACCCCTTCCTAACGTCCCTCGCCCACTCCAAAAAAGCCGCCGCCCTCTGCAAATCCGCCGTCTTCGCCAGCCGAATCTCCCGCTGGAGCCACTCCATCACCAGCTCCCTTCCCGTGCGGCTGCGACTCATGAGTCCAACTCTGAGACTCGCATGATGGACTGAACCGCACACCCCGGATACTCTTTCCGTGCCTGCTGGTGCGCCTGGAACGCATCCGGCGCCACCACAAAGACATCGAGCATTGGCCCATGAAGCCGATACATCCTGACCCGATACTCGAAGTCCTGCCGCATTACTTGGCCTGATCCCAGCTATCCCCGACCTTAGCCTCAGCCAGCGGCGGAATCTCCCCCAACCACCGAGCCTCTGCATCCTGCATTACCGCCTGGAGCTGGTGCGCCCAGACCTCCGCGTGTTCCTCTACGACGAGCAAAATGATTTCGTCATGCACCACGCCGGCCAAGCGCACAACTTCCTCTGTGTCGGATCTAAGGGCAGGCCACAACTTGCTGAGCGTAAGTTTGAGCACGGCTGCGCCAGCTCCCTGGATGGGAGTATTGCAGCGCGTGGTGAGCTTGTTATTCTCTCCCGGAAGAAACCGCCGGAGCCCCGAAACACGGATGGCGACAGATGGATTCTTCGCAGGCGCATCAGCAAGTGCAGCATTTGTACGCTGCCATTTGCTGATCCCTTTATATGCAGCATGGAACTTCTGCCTGACTTCCGCCGCCTCATCAAGATCCATCTGGATTCCCATTGTTGCCGCATAATTCCTGAGCCCTTTTGCACCGCTTCCATACAACAATCCGAAGTTGGCTGATTTACTAATTTGCCTCTGTTCTTTTGTAACTTCATCCTCACTAACCCCATAAATCTGCATCGCTGTAATCGTATGCAAGTCTTTCCCCTCCTGGAACGCCCGAGTCATAAGCTCATCTTGAGCTTCTGCCGCCGCCAGCCGCAACTCCATCTGCGCGAAGTCCGCCACCACAAACTTCCACCCAGCTGGAGCCTGCACACAAGCCCTAAACCGCTGATCCCTAGGAATCTGCTGGAGATTCGGCGACATACACGACATACGCCCCGTATCAGCCCCCATCTGCAAATAGCTGGCACGAATATACCCATCATTCGCCACATTCTTTAACAACGTCTCCGCCATCTGCCGCCGCTTCTCTACTTTCTTCCAGCGCAAATAATCCGCAATAATCCTGTGATCCCCCACATACTCCTGCAGCGCAGCACGACTGGCACTTGGCTTGTTCGTCTTTGGATCGACTGGCGCCTGCCCCAACAAAGCCGAAAACTTCGCCAACAACTGCGCCGGACTGTTGAGGTTAAACACCTGAGGATCCGGTTTCTTACCCTTCGGCCCCGGCTTTGTCTGGAACTTCAGTCGCCCGTCAATCCCCCGGTGCAGTTTGAAGTTCTTAGGCAACGCGGCATCAAAATCCTCGATGAACTTATCCCCCACTTCCTTATGCTCGATGTCCAGATCCTCGATCAGCTGCTCAAGCGCTTTTTTGTTGAACGGCAGCCCGGTCCTCCACAGTTGCGCCATCGCCTGGAGCGCATTGCACTCCAGATACCACGCTGGGTACAGCCCACCAATCGCCATCCGCTCAGCAATTTCCCGCTCCAGTGCGGTTAGAACCACCACGTCATTGGCGGCATACTCCATCTGATCCCTAGTCAGATCCCCCGACCAGTCGCTGCGCTGCTGTTCCTTCGAGATGTCCAGCTTCAGATACCGCCGCACCACATGCTGCAGACCATGCTTGAGGTTGGGCATCCCGTTAGTCAGCACCCGGCTAGCCAACATGGTGCAAAGAACCGTGCCCGCCGGGTAAATCTCATACTCCTGGAGCCACCCGAGATCAAAAACAGCGTTGTGCGCGATCCACCGGCGCTCAACACTGAAGAACTCCTCCAGGTCAATCCAATCGTTGTCGTCTAGCTGAAAACAGTCAATGACCACCGGCGTCTTCCCATAGGTCGCCAACTGGAGCAGCCGCAGCCCCCCAAAAGTCGGCTGGAGGCCGGTGGTCTCAACGTCAAATGCAACAGTGTTCGCACCCTCCAAAGTCGGAAGGTGCTCAATGCCAAAGAGAATTTCCATGCCTGGTAGAGCGTGTACTGTGTCACTCTAGCACACTGTCAACCTCCCGCGCCGAGCACAACTCCGCCATCACCGTGCCAGCCTCAGGAATCCCCAGCGTGCAACGGTGGTACCAATGCACGCATTGCCGGCACAACCCGCCATCCTCACACCGCTTGTAGCTGTTGAGCATGGCCTCCAGCCGTAACTCCGCCCTACCAGCCTCACTGGAGCGGTAACACTTGAAGCAGTAAAGAGCGCCCGTTATGGGCTTGCTGCAGGTAGCACACAACCTGCTGTTCTTAGATGCACCCATTAGGAGAAAACAATTCGTAGAAATCCAGGTAGCCGTTGCATCTTCTCTTTTTTGTCCCGAGCGTGCTTTGCAGCTCCATCAGGCAATTCCACTTCTACCGTGAAAAATCTGTGCCCGCAATTAAGACACTTCCGCTGGCGCAATACTGATTCCGCCGTGTCATGACAGGTGCGGTACACACCAAGCCTTGACGATCCACACTCAGGACACTGCACCGAACACAGCCTCCGCAATTACAGGAAATTGCCGCGCAAAAATCTGCTGGCACTCCAGCGCGATCTGCTGGTGCTCCAGTTGCGTCCCGTTCGCACTCCGCAGTTGGATGTAATGAATCCAGCTACGCAAAGTACCGTGCATGTACATCGTGGTCGGCGTACATAGCGGCAAAACTCTACGTGCCGTCTCCTTAGCCATACCCGCATCCAACAGCATCTGGTACACCCGATAACTGTCAGACAACACTTCTCCAATCGTCTCCGCCCACTGCTGCTGGCGCAGAGGATCTACACCATCAACACTGTTCTGCCGATTCGTGACATCTTGCAGTCGCTGGTGCGGAATCTCTGCCGGTGAAGTTTGCGCGTAACGAGTCGAAAACTCCTGGAACGAAAACGATCTGTGCCGCAAGATCTGGGCAGCAATGTCGCGCTCAGTGTCAATCTGCACGCACATTGAAGCCATTTCAAACGGGCTCCAGTGCTGGTGCTTAATCAAATACTTCAACAGCTTTGGAGCGGTCTTGTTGTTATCCGCATTTTCAGGATTAGACACCCTGGCCATGCGAACAATCAGCCGCTCCGCATCAGGCGTGCAATGCACAAAAGAAACAGTCATCAGTCTTTGTAAGGAGCACAAGCAAGTTTGTTAATCAGCCGGTTCAAATACCAGCGAGCCTTCATGAAATCCTCCAGCGGATCCTTCTTAAGCCACGCCCTGCTGACGTACTTAATAACCTGCCACTGCAGCCCACCAACCACAGCGTCTGGAGCCGACTTCACCCAATCCTCAATTACATCAATGACCTCAACTTGACCGCTGTTGTAATGAATCGGATGATCTACGGAATCACTCATCCCTTCGATCCCTGCACAGTTGTGTCGCCGTAATACCGCCCCGTCACCGAGTAGTCCCTACTTGGCAACATTGACAATCTGTGGAACACCAGCTGAGCTATCCGCATCCCCGGCCAAAGCGGAACCGGGTGCATAGTCCGCGCATTCTGCAGCTCCAGGGTCAGCCGCCCCTTGTAACCAGGATCGACATACCCTGCCAGCAAGT